AGCAAATAATGCCTTTCCACTTTGCCACAGGTCCAAATGGTAGACTTGCTTGTATGACTCATTAATTGACATCACCTCTATACTAGATAATACTAGAGCAACAATTTTGGTGAGCATAAATGGTACACTAAAAAAAGTAAGAATGATATCATTTAGTATGAATTGGTCTATTAAAAAGAACATTATCACAGTAACTTCATAAAGTGCTAACTTGCTTATGATAGCTGATAGCTTTCTGCTAGTTATTTTTTCCCCTAACTTTTTAGCTTTCCATATACCTGTGATAGTATCAATGACTATTAATACTCCAATCATTAGCAGTATCCCACTTATTGGTAAAAAGAATGCAAAGCATATAGATATAAGTGTCAATAGTTGTGATTGTATAGATATTAGTAATAGTGATAATTGTGCTTTCATTGTTCTAGTCTATCTTCAATGTCTGATACTAATAAAAAAGTAAAGTAAGAAATCAACAGGCATCCTGCAAATTTAAGATATAGAGCAGGCTCAAATAGTAATGCTATGCCTGTTAAGTATCCTGCAGTGAATACTATAATTGATAATACTCCTGAGTGCTTCATATTATTAAGATTGAATTATTATAGCCATTGCCTCCAGCACCTCCACATAGACCATTGCACTCAAGCAAGCCATTAGATAAACAGCTACAGCCATCAATCATAGGTCTAAGGTCAGTATCTCGGTTAGTTGTACCGGTGAATATAGGATACAAAGCTCTGTTTTTAAGTAGGTATCTTATCAATCTCTGCTCAAAGAATGCAGCCTTTTGTGCATAGTGTTCCATACTGAATGCTATTGTACCTCTATCTACAGATGAGCTGTTATCTCCAAACTGAGTCTGCAATCCTTTATTCTTTAGCTGTAAACTAAGACCAAATACAGCATCTTCTGCTGCTCTCCATGCTATAATAGGCTGTATGAATGTTACTAGTGTCTCCTCATCAGGATCTAATGTCTGATCATTGTACTTAGTAAGCAAGTCATTATAGAATGTAGTACCTAATATAGGCATTATTCTCAGCTGAGCTTGAGTAGCTAAGTAAGGAGTAACATTATTGACATCTACATTAGCTGTGATGGGTGTGTTATTCTTTAGATATGTTTCTGTTATAAAGTATAGCATTATAGTATAGGTGTTTGTGCAATTTGTGTTTTGCTTTTATCTCCTCCCGGTACAGGAGGTAGTGATGCTAAGGCTCTAATCTCATTCTCGGTCATAGTCTCAAGTACTTTAGTAGCTACCAAAGGTGATAGACTATTAAGTGCATCATTAGTCTTAGATGTATCTCCCTCAAGTTCTACTATTGCCTCGTTTATAATTTGATAATTATTGATTGTAAAATCTGCATCTATCTTAGCGATAAATAACAGCTCATTAAAGATATCAGATACCATATCTCTCAATGGCATTACTACATTTTTCTCAAATATGATGTAAGCCTGCTTAATATCTGAGCCATTACCTAGTGAGCCTGTAGTTCTGATTCCCATAAGTATAGGATCAATGGTATGACTAAAACAAATCTGCTCAGTATTCAGCTGTGATGCCTCCTGAAATAAACTATCATTACCATTGGTAGGTAGTGACTCTATCTTTGGTAGTTGGTCCTGTGAGTTAGCAAAGAATGCCACAGCTTTACCTGCATTAGCAGCACCTTTTAATCTATCAATGGTATTTCTTATCATGTTCTTCTCCTCCTCAGACTGAGGTCTTTTGGGAAACATCATAGCAAAGCTAGGAAATACTGAATTTTGTATATTACTTTTAGCAAAGTAGCTAAGTTCACCTGATAAGAATGCAAAGTTTAGAGCTGAGGTGTACTGAGGTAATGGATAATAATCCTGCCCAATACATTCCACCTCATATACAAATAGTTGCTCATAATCTCTAGAGGTAGGAGTATATCTCCTTATCTCCTGTACTCCAATCCTACTAGACCAATCATCACAGATATAGTATCTCTTACGGTCTAAGTTTACTCTAAGTTTCTCAGGGGATAGATTGACTATCTTTGTGAGTTTCATCTTATCATCAAAGCATAGCTTGAAATATATTCTATTATGCAGTATTAGTTGCTGAGTTACTGCAGGAACTATCTTTTTTATGTTTAATTTTCTCTCTAGTGTGTATAGCTCTAGCTTATCTTGAGGTGTAAGTCTATCAGCTACTATATTAAATCCACCACCTACAGCTGCATTTACTTTATACCCTACTATTGAGCCATGCAGTGGACTAGAATAGAATATTTGATTGAGTAGTTCAGGGAATAAGTTATCCTGCCCAAATGGAATATAGCCATTAGTCTGATTCCTACCATTAACATATGGTAGTGTTAAATTAGCACCTCCTACCTTTAGGAATGGAGTAGAGAATGACTGATATCCCTCTACTATTTCATGCTTTACTGTTTTGAAAAAATCTTTTAATGCCATAATTACTCATAAATTGATGATACTATTGGTCCTGATACTACCATCCTGCCCTCTTCAATCACAAACCCTGTAGAGTTAGCAATAGTTGGAGGTGTGGTACTTGACTCATAGATACTATATGTATACTGTCCTTTAATTAGTTCCAAATCTACAGGCTCATCTAGCTCAAACTGATTGAATCGTTCAGGATAAGTTGATAGATCAGCAGTGTAGAATGTAATAGGTGCAGACAGTTTGTCCATTTCATTCTGAAAAACAAATAAATAATAAGGATTAGGCAGTGTACTTACCTCAGTGAGTGTAAGGATAATCTGATTGACCTCATCTTTTTTTATGTATATCATATAACTATATTATACTAAGGTCAAAAAATGTTTAAAAAAAAAGCTCTACAATATGCAGAGCTTTAATTATTAGGGTGTTAAGGTTATGCTTGAGTAGGTAATGGGAAATCTGTTTCCTCACCTGTAATCAAAGTACTAAGTACCTCATAAGCCAAATGGTCTGCTTCCGCTAAAAGTGTAACGGAATATTTACTGCCATCTTGACGAGCTGTACCTGATCCTTCACCTGTTGCAGTTAACTGCACATTCTCAAAGTACCAATACTTGTCATTAGCATCCTGGATAACTACAGCTAAATAACGCTGTCCTCCACCAAGTATATTAATAGCTTCTGACTTAAATTTATCTCTACGATTAAACATTAGGGTAATAGTCTGAGTAACTAATGTAGATCCATTTAATAAATCTTGAGCAGTATCTTCTGTAAAATTACCTGTATTTCTATTGATTGCATAAACTGATGTAGGAGTAGATACTGTCCATGCAGTAATACCCCAATCTACTATTGTAGTTACATCAAAGTCTTCTTGTAATCCTATCCATACTGTTCTTATTCCTCCTGTATTATTATCACAGGTTTTTGCGATTGATTGTAATGCTTCACAGCTCATGATATATGTTTTAAGTAAAGGGAGCTTTCACTCCCTTAAATTTATAAATTAGTTAATTAAGATGCAGAGTTGTAGAATACAATCTCATTACCATTAACATGAGTAAATCCTACTTTCATATTTGCACGAGTTCTGATTACAGGCTCAGCAACAGTATCAGCTAAATTAATGGCTCTCAGTGCTTTACCATCACCTTCAGCATCAAAAGCATAGATAAAATTTTGGCGAGGTGAAGCCACAATCGTAGATAGACCAAGCATTCCCGGACATAATACCATCTTTATTCCAAGATAAGTAAAGTCTAGAGCTTGAGTTAAGTTAGCCTGAGTGTTTGATGCAGCAACAGCAGCACGATAAGCAGTAGCTACAGGAGAAGATACATACAATCTCAACTCTTCTTGATTAGCAATTACAGCAGCAGGAATTGCAGCATATACTAAAGCTAATTTAGCAAGTACATTAGATGGTGTAATAGCTACAGGAGATCCTATTTCAATTACATTAGCTGAATCAGCAACTAAAGACTTCTTATATCCATCACATAAAGCTAAAGCAGCAGTACCTGAATCAGTATCACCTGACCAACGTAACTTCTCAATGTTCTCAGCAATAGTCTTAGACATCTCATTCCAATAGTAATCCATGAAAGATGCTACAGAGAAATCTCCATTAGATCCTTTAGTCATTTGTAATGATACAAAAGACTGCTCTAATTGGAATTGACATATCTCAGCCATTGCAGATAATCCACATACATCAATCTCTACAGATGCAAGTTCATCAGTTGAAGAGTTCCATCCACAGTTCTCAGCTTGTAAAACTTGACCAAATACTACATTAGATATTTTAGTCTTATACTTTACTCCTGGTAGTGTACGATAGTTGTCTACTACTTCCTCATTCAAATAAGCTCGGCTATAGAATGCTTCGCTGTTAGCTTGTAATAATGCAGTTGCATCAATGTCCAAGTCAAATTTTAATTTTCTACTCATTTTTTTTGTTTTTTATTTAGTTATTATTGTTTAAAAATTTACTTACCA